AGCTGTTGTACCCATGTATGCACCCACGATGCCTGCGCCTGAAATGTAGAAAAGTGAAGAAATTTCTGCAAGTGCATTAATTCTTTCTATACTAATAAAAGGCATAAACATCATAAAAGTAAATAATCCCATAGCTATTAAAGTATACCTTGCCATTCTTAGTTGAGCAAGGTTTTTGCGAAGGGCTGTTTCTGTTTCCTTAATCTCTTTCATATTAGAAAGCTCTGCATCGGAAACAATGCCATCTCCATCTATATCATACTCATTGTACTTACTTGATGATTGTAATTTCTTTTGTTTCGTTTTCATTTGTTCTTAACCGCACTATTTAATGA